GGCACGCCTGACGACACAAAGAGTCGTTCCATTCAACTTGAGGCTGTACTGACCTCTGCAAGTTTCTCGGTTACGCCGGATGACGCGCAGACTGTTTCAGTCAACTTCCGTCCCACAAGTGCACCTACTTTCGACTTTGCTAAAAGTTGATCACTAGCTGATAGCAAGAGCCCCTGATATTGTCGGGGGCTTTTTTAATGCTATTGTGCTAGTACAACCAAGTGAGTATGTATGGCAGTTCGCGCCATTGACCGCCTTAAGAAAGCAGCCAATCTCGAAGCAGCTAAGAAGACAGTCAAGCTTTCAGATGGCACAGAATTTGAGATGTGGGTTACGCCATTGACGATGGCAGAGCGTGAACGCGCTCAAAAGCGTGCTGGATCGGATGACGCTAATGCGTTTGCTCTACAGCTTTTAATTAGTAAAGCTCAAGATGAAAACAGCAATGCTTTGTTTTTGCCTGGTGAAATTGATGTGCTTAAAAACGAAGTGAAGGACAAGGATTTGCAGTCTTTAATGCTGGCAATTTTGACTGACGACGAACAAGAGGCCATCGACCCAAAGTCCTAAGCGCTGAGCTTCGGAAGGATAACTGGCTCATGCTGCAATTTGGCATTGCTAAAGAGCTTGGCATGAGCTTGTCAGAGGTTCGCGCCACAATGACGCAAGAGGAATTGATTGGCTGGAACGCGTATTTCAGCGTAATCAATGAGGAGCGGCAGAAGGAAATGGATAAGGCGCGTCGTAGGCGTTAAACTTAGGCATCGCAGTGCGCTGGAACCGTCGTGGCCTATAGAGCTGAGATTGAGATCGGCGTAAAGGGCGTAAAGCAGCTTGACAGGTTTCAGTCTCAGCTTGAGCGTCTTGCCAATGAAGTAGATAGGGTAAACAAGAAAGAATTTACTGTAGCAAACTTAAGCTCTTACAATGAAGCTTTAAGGAAAGCAAATGAAAATTTAAACCAAACTCAAATAGAGACTGATAAGGCTGGCAAGGCGACTGGTTTATACAAAAGAAACTTAGATAGTTTTGTCACAGCGTTAATCGCTTCTAACGACGCTCAAGATTTAAATAATAAATTAGTCAGGCAAGAAATACAGGATCGTGGCGCAGCAACTCAAGCGTTAAAAGCGTATAACGCTGAACTTGCGTCCGCTACGCAGCGTGGTTCACAAACCACGATGACTGGTTCGTATCTTCGCGGTCAGCCTAAGTTTGGTCCAGAACCCGCTCCAGGGTTTGATCCAATAGCTGGAGCGGCTAGGACTAGAGCTGCTGGTTTGGCGTCAGAAACTATTGCCGAAGGCAAGGCAACTCAAAGGCTTGCACAACAAAAAATAGAACTTACAAACAAAGTAAATCAAGCCGATCGTCGCGCTTTTATTGAATTAAATAACGACAAAATCAGAGGAATTCAAAAGCGACTTGACGCAGAGATCGACGCTATTGGAACGAAACTTAGCGCGGCTATAAAGGCTGATAACGCAGAAGGAGCAAAGTTCGACCAAGAGTTGGCTCGTAGAACACAACTAACTGCAGATGCTGAAGCATTATATTTAAAAATACGCGAAGACAGCGAAAAACGCATAGAAGCTAGGCGCAAAGCAGGCTTAACGGCAGCTAAAAAACTAGAGCAAAATATAGCAAAACAAAGGCAAGATATAGCAACACAAAGGGCTGATAGAAAAGCTCGCAGGGATAATGCAATCAGCAGCGGTCTTATTGGTGGTGCGTTCCCACTGCTGTTTGGGCAAGGAGGTGGAGCGGCTATTGGTGGCGGTATAGGTGGCTTTGCCGGCGGCTTAGCAGGTGGCCAGATGGGCTTTGCGCTCTCCCTTGTCGGCACACAGTTTGGTGCGTTTGCTGATCAAATTGTTAGTGGTGGCGCAACACTTGGGCAGGCACTTAATCCTCTTACCGCTGACATTGATGCACTAGCTGAAGCAGCAGGTTTCGCAGGCACAGAGACTGGAAAAGCTTTAAAGACAATTCAGGAACTAGGTAGTGAGCAACAAGCTCTTGAAGCCGCAACTGCATTATTAGCGGCAACTGTTGGCAATGAAGGAGTAGAAGCTCTTAGACAATTTGGCTCTGAAACGCAAGAACTGTCTAATGCTTTTGGCCGAGCCATGGCTCTTATGCAAACAGCTGCTGCTCAGCTATTTGGAGGCATTGCAAAACTAGCCGCAGAAGCAGTTTCTGATGCTGTAGATCTTCAGGCTGGTCTAACAAACATAAACGATCCTAGGTTGAAAAAATTACGCACAGAAAGAGCAGGTCTTCAAACAAACGACGGAGAAGGAGCTGTTCTTGGTGAAAATACTGAAGCAAATTTAAAAAGAATTGCAGAAATAAATCAAGAAATTATTGACATTGTAGCTGCCAATAGAATTGAAGTAGAAAAAACAATTAAAGCTGAAGCAAGGCGTCTTCAAAACGCAGAACTTTTGGGGCAATTTGGAGAAAAAGACGCAAAATTGCAACAAATTAAAAACTCGCTTGCAGGGGTTGAAAAAGACCTTACAGATGAAAATTTTGTTTCTTTGCAAAGGCAACTAATTCAACGCACCAAAGAACTTAACCTTGACAAAGCTAGAGCATTGGTAGGAAAAGACGAAAATGGTCAAATTCGCGACAATGGGTTGCTTGCAAAGGCGAACGCAAGAATTAATCAAATTGCACGAAACGAAGAAAAAGAATTAAACAGAGACATTGAAAAAGCAATAGAAGCTAAGAATAAAAAACTAGCCAGTGGTGTTAAAAATACTAGCCGACAAAACAAGCAACTTTTGCAACAAAAAGAGCAAGCCAGCGCTCTTACTGCAGCCCTGGAGCGGCAGTTAGCGCAAAGCAAAGTAGCAGGCACTGTAGAAGCCCAAAAGCTTGCAATAGAAGGAAGATACGAGCAGACTCTGGAAAGAATTGCAAAGCTAAAAGACCAAAGTGAGGCATCCGAACAAAGAGAATTAGCCGCTCAAATTAAAACAAACGCTGAAGCAAAACTTGCATTTGATCAAGAGCAAAAACGTGCAAAAACTCTTAGAGATGCAGTCGCTCCACTAAAACAAATTCGAGATAGTCAAGAAGCGAATCTTACCGCTTCAAGAGAATATAACCGTCTGGTCATGGAGGGTATGCTGCCTGCTGAGGCAAAAAGAATTAGTGAATTCAACAAGCAAGTTAGCTTGCTCTTGAAACAAAAAACTGAAGCAATTCGGCTGGTAGAACTTGATATTCTTCGAGCTAAAGCGAATGGCGCTAACACTACTGCCTTGGAAGAGCAGCTTGACATTCTCAAGAAACAACAAGCGGCTATAGAAGGCGAAGCAGCTAAAGGCCCTGGAAAAGGCAAGTCAGACAAGGAAAGAATCGAGGACGCAATTGGCGATGCACAGGGCGAGCTAAATAAATTAATTGATCCAGTAAACCAAGTTGTAGCCGCAGCTGGAGCGATAGGAGATGCTTTTAGTGAATCATTCAAAGGTGTTATTAGCGGCAGCATGAGTGCTCAACAAGCACTAGCAAATTTATTTCAAAAGACAGCGGATCATTTCTTGGATATGACAGCTCAGATTATTGCTGCTGCGATTAAGGCGCAGGCTATTCAATTTATTGGCAGCATCATTGGAGCTACTGCTGGTGCTAGTGCTACTGCTAGTGCTGGTAGCATGACTGGCGCTTTTGATAGCGGTGTTGGTGGAATTTTCCCAACATCACCTTCTTTTTCTTATCCGCTTGCAGAAGGCGGATATGTTTCAGGCCCCACTAACGCTTTAATTGGTGAAGGTGGCGAGCCTGAATATGTCATCCCTGAATCTAAAATGCGTACTGCAATGTCGCGTTATTCACGCGGCAGCCGTGGTAACTCTGTCATTCCAGAATCTGGTGCAGCTGAGGCAATGGGAGAAGGAGGCGGAACTGCTATTGCCGCTCCAATCGATGTTCGCTACACAGTGGAGCGGATCAATAGCGTTGACTACGTGACTGCTGATCAGTTCCAGACTGGAATGCAGCAAGCTGCACAGCAGGGTGCTAAACAGGGTGAACAGCAAACCCTGAAGCGTTTACAGATGAGTGGCAGTACACGTAAGAGGATTGGAATATG